AAAGATTATGCAAGAGATGAACGAAGCCATGGCTAAACGACAACCTAATAAAGTACAAGCATTGTCTGCTGAATTGAGAGATGTACAAAACAAATTAAATAGAACTTTCTCAGGAAGAAATACAGGAGGAGAAAGATTTGATTATTTTCCACTTGTTGAGGCCGATGCTTATGGAGATCATGCACTTAAATATCTTACACAGAAAGCTGCAAGAGAAGGTGTTGACTACGTAGCCGTTGCACCGTTTTCAAAATTAAGTTTTAGACAGGGTTATAAAAAAGGTAATGAAAGATTTTATGGATACGCAGATGGTAAAGGTATTGATAAAAGAGGTAAAGCTGTAATGCCAGAGCTGATGAGAAAACTAGGAAACTTTTATGGAACAAAAGCAGGACCCACAAAAATATCTCTGTCAGATCCTAAACTTCCTTACAAAAGTGTATCGAAAGAAAAATTTAAATATCCAGATTCACACAAGATGAAAGGCAAAGAGATAACAAATGAGTTTCATACTGAAGCCGTTAAAGATCCAAAGAAGGGATATAAGCTTATTTTACAGAATGATCCAAGGTTGTATTTTGATGCTTTTGCAGTTAAAGTATCTCCATTAATGAGGCAAACACAGAAAACCTACAGACACATGGGAGGTCTTGTAGTAGATATGTTCAAAACAAGAAGGTATAATTAATTATGGCTGTAGAGAAAAATAATGAAATTGTAGATGAGGAAATCAAGGTAGAAGAAATTCAGGAACAACCTGATGGAATGCCTGTAGATGTCTCTGTTGAAGGTGAAGAAGTAGCTGAGGAAAGACCTCAAGACGATTTTAATGCCAATCTAGCAGAGAACATGGATGAACGTACTTTAAGAGAAATGGCCTCTGAGCTTGTTCAAGAATACAAAAAAGATAAGCTATCGAGAAAAGATTGGGAAGATGCTTACATCAAAGGCTTAGACCTGTTGGGTACAAAGTACGTAAATGTGACAAGACCTTTTAAAGGTGCCTCTAACGTTACTCACCCAATGTTATCTGAAGCTGTAACACAGTTCCAAGCACAAGCGTACAAAGAACTTGTACCATCTGATGGTCCTGTAAGAGTACAGACGATTGGTTTAGTAACACCTGCTGTAGAACAACAGGCAGATCGTGTGAAAGAATATATGAACTATCTTCTTATGGAAGACATGGAAGAATATACAACTGATATGGATCAGATGCTTTTCTACTTACCACTTTCAGGTTCTACATTCAAAAAAATATATTATGATGAATTACTAGGAAGACCAGTATCTAAATTTTTGCAGGCAGAGGAAATAGTAGTTCCTTATTACGCGTCAGATTTGAAAGATTGTGAAAGAATTACTCATGCTTTCAAAATGACTAAAAACGAAGTTAATAAAAAAATGGCTGCAGGATTTTATAGAGATATAGAATTAACAGAAGGACAACCAGAGCCAGACAACTTACAGAAAAAATTAAATGAAATTGAAGGTGTTAAAAAAACAGGAGACGATTATCTGCATACAATTTTAGAAATGCATGTTGATTTAAATTTAGATGACTACGAAGATTTTGATGAAAATGCAAAGGCAGTTAAGATTCCGTACATAGTTACAATTGATGAAGGCTCTGGAGAGATTTTATCTATTTATAGAAACTACAAACCTGGTGATTTAAATTATGCAAGAGTAGAATACTTTGTGCATTACAAATTTTTACCTGGTCTTGGCTTTTATGGTTTTGGTTTAACACATATGATTGGTGGATTATCAACTGCAGCAACACAAGCCTTGAGACAATTGATCGATGCAGGAACTTTAAAAAATTTACCAGCAGGATTTAAGTCTAGAGGTATCAGAGTAAGAGATGATGACCAACCAATTCAACCTGGAGAGTTCAGAGATGTTGATGCACCAGGTGGAAATATTAGAGATCAATTCTTTAACCTACCTTTTACTGAGCCTTCAACAACATTATTTAATCTTTTAGGTTTTGTTGTTCAAGCAGGACAAAAATTTGCGGCAACAACTGATAATAATATCGGTAACGATGCACAAAATAGGGCTGTTGGTACTACGATTGCTATGATGGAACGTGGTTCACGTGTGATGAGTGGTGTTCACAAGCGTTGTTACTACGCAATGAGACTAGAATTTAAAATTTTAGCAAGAATTTGTGGTGAATTTTTACCACCAGAGTACCCGTATGACGTTTATGGTGGCCCAAGACAAATAAAATCTGCAGATTTTGACGGAAGAGTTGATGTTTTACCCGTTGCAGACCCAAATATTATGTCTATGGCGCAAAGAGTGACGCTTGCACAGACACAATTACAAATTGCACAGACAAATCCTGCAATTCACAACATACATGAAGCTTATAGACGTGTTTACGAGGCACTTGGTACGAAACAAATTGAAACAATTTTAAAACCTGCACCAAAACAACCTGAACCAATGGATCCTGCAAAAGAAAATGCAAGAGCACTGCAAATGAAACTGCTTACAGCCTTTGAATTCCAAGATCATGATGCTCATATAGCAGCACACATGGCTTTTATGGCTACAAGAATGGTGCAAATTAACCCGCAGGTGTATGCTTTGATGCAATCACACATATCTGACCACATTTCTTTCAAAGCAAGAGCAGAAGTTGCAGCTACGATGGCACAAGATCCAAATATGACTGCTATGCAACAAGCTGATCCAGAACAATTTCAAATAATGTTTGATGCTGAGGTAGCAAAAAGAGCTGCAGCTATTACACAAGAGCTAGCACAAACAGAAATGCAGGCAAATCTTGCAAAACAAGATCCATTAGTAAGAATTAAACAACAAGAAGTTGATTTAAGAGCTATGGACATGCAAAGAAAAGCAGAAGAGACACAATTTAAACAAGAACAAGAAAACCAAAGAGCTGCAGAGAGATTAGAATTTGATTATGATCGTCTTGCAGTTCAAGATCAACAATCAGATGAAAGATTAGACGTAGCGAGGCAAAAACTTGAGAAGAAATAACGAAAAAGGATTAAGCGGAGGAGTTTCAAGCGGGCCACCACCTGAAAGAGGACCAAAACCACAAGGTCTGAAAAAAGGAGGGTGTCCACATAGAGAACCAGGAGTAAAATCTGACATCAAAGGAATTAAAAACATACAAGTCACTGGTAAAAAATTCATCGGCCTACGATAATCTTACAAAAGAAGGTAAAATACTTTTTCTTGCAGGAATTTTTGATGGAGAGGGTAGTTTTGGTATTTGGGGTAAAGGCAATGGTAGAAAATCGTTTCAATGTTCTATTGAAATGTGCGATAAAGACATAATTCAAAGATTTAAAGATTTTTTTGGTGGTTCAATACTACCTGTAAAAGTTCGAAATCCTAAATGGAAACAAACATGGAAGTGGAAGATGTCAGGTAAAGGGGCTTTCGCAACTGTCGGAAAAATGGTAGACTATATGTGTCAACGAAGGAAGGACAAGTACAATGTGGTTAAGTGCAATCAAGTTAGCGGTTAGTGCGGGTAGCAAAATTTACGCTAACAAGCAAAAAGCTAAGATGGCAATGTCTGATGCTCAATTATTACACGCAGAGCGTCAAGCACGAGGTGAGGAAGCTTACCAAGGAAAACTTTTAGAGGCTCGACAATCAGACTGGAAAGACGAGGCGGTCCTCATCATATTAAGTTTGCCCGTGTTGGTGCTCGCTTGGGCAGTGATATCGGATGATCCAACTGCGATGGACAAAGTAAAACTTTTCTTTGATATGTTCTCACAGCTCCCGTCATGGTTCACAAATTTGTGGATCTTGGTCGTGGCATCGATATATGGTATAAAGGGAACACAAATATTCCGTAACGGAGGAAAAAAATAAATGACAAAATTATGTCCTAGAGGTAAAGCAGCAGCGAAACGTAAGTTCAAAGTTTATCCGTCTGCATACGCGAACGCATATGCTAGTAAAATTTGTGCAGGTAAAATAAAAGATCCAAGTGGTACTAAGAGAAAAGATTGGGGACCTAAGAAAGCAAGTGAAGGTGAATTTATAAAAAAACCA